GCCGTTGCCTCGTCCGTCGAGAAAAACTTCCACGAGCAAATCACGGGTATAAGTGCGCTCGATGCCGCGATGCAGATATAGCCGTCCGCATAAATTAGCTGATGCAGTCCAGGTACCATCTTTGTGTTTGACCAGCATTCCTGGCATGACCGCACCGCGATTAACGGTCTGCGTTCCGTAATGTTGATGAACCATAAAAACTCCTGCCCGTAAGCTGGGCTGCTGAACATATAAAGACTTCTGCGCGTATTCAGGCGGTGGATGGCCGCCGGTTGTCATAACTAAGCCGCCTCGTTGAAGCGACTGAGGTATGAAGTGTTGAGTTGATTTCAGCTGGTCACACCGACGTTCACGCGTCCGCTTCACCCCTCGCACTTCCCGAAGCCTGCTGAAATTCAAGCTGCGGATCTAAGCGGTCATCGCAACGGTGAATCAGGTGGTTGCCGTATCGTTGTGTTGTTGCGATGAATTTATTTAAAACTATAGTTGTTTTATCGTCAACAACAAAAGTTGTTTTATTGGTTGTTTTAGATGTAACTGGTTGTATTTAGGATGGATTTATTTTGTGACTTGCATCGCATAGCGATAACTGAAGGGAGATTGTGGTGGTTTTTTGAACGGTATACGTGATGAGGGGAGGGGATAAAAGAAAACCCGGCACGGTGGCCGGGAAGTTTACAAATACTTTACATTTACCGCTATAAGAGAATAATCGTCAGTCGGGCCTTTTGTCTCTATTCTTCGCATTAGGCTGGAGGCAAACCTTGATGCGGTTGACAATGTACGGTAAGAAAATCGTGGGCGTTGCTCCCAAAAGGTATGCGCGCCATCAGACATGATGAATAGAGATAGAACACCATCGTCAAGAGGAAGTTCATCTTTATCAATATTTATGACTTGATGTTGAAGAGGGATCTTGGCAGCAAGTGCAGTTGTAATAATATTTTTACCTTTTGCATTTTTGAGCTGTCGAGCTGTATAAATACCGCTATCTATCAACATTTGATGTTGAGTATGATCTGTTGTTAATTGGATTAGCTTATTTCCATTTTTTAAATAAACACGACAGTCACCTACATGTATAATTGTTAGACCTTGATTGTGAAGTAGGCACATTGTTAAAGTTGTAGCAGCAGATGCTAATTCTTTATCAACTGACGAAAGAGATGCCACCTTTTCTTGTAGGGTCTTAAGTAAGGATAAGACATTGTCTTCATGAGTGAAGCTGTCTTTAATACTATACAAATGATTTATTACTGCTGCAGATGCTTCTTTTCCTCCTTTATAACCACCAACCCCATCAGCTATAGCCATAAGATAACCATTTGGTGTTTGAAGTGGATAAAGCACGCTATCTTGATTTTCCCTGCCATTATGTTTTGGTACAGAAAATATGGATGATGAGAGTATGCTAATCATAAGCGTTTCAACTCCAATTCCTCAAAGATCTGCTCTACGGTCAGGAATCTTTTGTTAAGTTGTCTATGCGTACATTTGTTTATTATATCATCAAAACCATCAATATTTAATTCTTCAATTAAAATACCAATTGAATATATATCTGATTGTTTTGAATATCCGTTGAGGAAAACGTTGTAATCAAAGTATTTAGGAGTAGCGGGGTATTGGCCAATTTGTGTTAATAGCTGTGTATTGGCATCTGGTGACACATTTTTTGCAAGGCCGAAGTCAGATAACTTATAAATTCCATCTTTAAATTTTAGTACATTTAGTGGTTTTATATCCCGATGAAGATATCCTTTCTTATGAATCCATCCGACGGCATTTAGTACCATTTTTACAATAGAGATTTTTTCAGCCTTTGTAAGAGTTCCACTTTTTATTTCTTCTTCAAGATTTGTTTCTGCTAGTTCCATTACGAACCAAGGCTGAGCATTCTGTAAGTGGCATATGAATATTTGGACAATATTAGTATGCAGGCATTCAGTTTGATATCTTACTTCTCGTTCAAATCTGGTAAAGAGTTCAGGATCTGTTGCATCAGGTCGTAAAATTTTTCTGGCATATAGACCACAAATTTTTCTTTGTGAGTTATATAACCTTATTTTTTCTACAAGGCCAAAACCGCCAGAACCAATTACTTCTAGGGGGTCTATTAGGTAATTCCCACGTTCTTCCATTGTTCATCCTTTTAAGTTAGACAAAAGGAAAAATATAATGCAATGTTATCGATGCTTTTTTGAAGCCAAAGTTAACTTGTTGAATTTATGTCGAATTATCCATGCTTCCTATACGTCTGCGGCATGCTCCCGATGACTTTCCCGAAGATGAATACCCGGTTCATCTCGTCTTTCTCGATTGGGTCCCACGGTGAGTAGCTCTTGTTATCAGAGATAACCAGCAGTTTATCCTTCATCATTTGCAGGCGCTTTACATGGGCTGTGTCGTCGTACAGAAACGCATAGATACCATCACCGTCGAAAGATTTAACAGTGATATCAACGAACAGCAGATCACCTGGTTCGATCGTTCCTGACATGCTGTCACCGCGTACGTTAATGATACGGATATTTTCCGCCTTCCTGCCATCGAACATGTGACGAGCATCGTCAAACGAATACTCAACCGAACGTAGAACTTCTACAAACTCACGGTTGATGACTCCCGGCCCGGCACTCACTTCGATATCAAGAACGTCAATCTTAAAGTATTTGGAATGGCTGACAGTTGTTTGTATTGGTTGCACTGTACTGTCTGACATATTTCCAACGCCAGAAGATAACCATTCTGCGCGCACACCCAAAGCGTTCGCGATCTCCACGATTTTAGTTGTTTGGTTAGCTTTCCCTGTTTCGATTTTCTGAATAGCTGCTTGGCTAACCCCGACCAAATCCCCAAGCGCCTTTTGTGTAAGGCCTCGCGCTAATCTGGCTTCTTTAAGTCTTTCTGAGAGTGTTGTTTTCATAGTCCAAATGTACAACCAAGGTTTTATTTCATCAAACGAAAATGGTTGTTGACTAAAAACAACCATAGTTTTAATCTTGATTCAAATTAACCACGGAGGTTGTTATGAACCCAGCCATCAAAACAGCGATCAATATCGTTGGTTCACAAAAGAAACTAGGCGCTGCCTGCGAAGTTTCACAGCAGGCCGTCTATCTGGCTGAAAGAGGGGGTTATTAAGGCGTGAATACCTACAGCATCACATTACCCTGGCCTCCGAGCAATAATCGCTATTACCGCCATAATCGCGGGCGCACGCACATCAGCGCAGAGGGGCAGGCATACCGCGATAACGTCGCCCGAATCATTAAAAACGCAATGCTGGATATCGGCCTGGCTATGCCTGTGAAAATCCGCATTGAGTGCCACATGCCGGATCGCCGTCGCCGTGACCTGGATAATCTGCAAAAAGCCGCTTTTGACGCACTCACTAAAGCAGGTTTCTGGCTGGATGATGCTCAGGTCGTTGATTACCGCGTTGTGAAGATGCCTGTTACCAAAGGTGGGAGGCTGGAACTGACCATCACCGAAATGGGGAATGAATGATGTTTGAGTTTAATATGGCAGAACTTCTTCGCCACCGCTGGGGGCGTCTGCGCTTATATCGTTTCCCCGGTTCTGTTTTGACCGATTACCGAATACTGAAGAATTACGCCAAAACCCTGACAGGAGCAGGAGTATGAAGTCAGAGATAACAATCAACTAATACTGTTTTGTTGATTTTTGCTTGTAATTGGCGTTTTGGTCTGATTTTTGTGGAGTAAGTTGATGCGTGATATTCAGATGGTTCTTGAGCGTTGGGGAGCGTGGGCGGCTAATAATCATGAAGATGTGACCTGGTCGTCCATTGCCGCCGGTTTTAAGGGATTAATTACTTCAAAAGTAAAATCTCGCCCGCAATGTTGTGACGATGACGCGATGATCATTTGCGGGTGCATGGCCCGTCTGAAAAAGAACAACAGCGATTTGCACGATTTATTAGTAGATTATTATGTAGTCGGTATGACATTCATGTCACTGGCAGGTAAGCATTGCTGCTCTGATGGTTATATCGGGAAAAGGTTACAGAAGGCTGAGGGCATAATTGAAGGGATGTTAATGGCATTAGATATCCGGTTAGAGATGGATATCGTTGTTAATAACTCTAATTAATATGCCAATTGTTTACTAAAAATTATTAAAAATGGGGCGTTGAGACGCCCCCAAAAATAAAGGGTAATATATAACAGAAGGTTTATATAGTTAGAAGCAAGGTTGTGCTTCTAAAGGAAGTGGCTTGAGGGAGCCACTTATATGTTGGGGAGGCAACGCCTCCCGCAACATATCTTTTTCGTAATCAGATTAGAACTGGTAAACCAGACCTACAGCAACGATGTCATCAGTGCTTACACCGAGTGCTTTAGTGAAGTCATTTTTGTCAAGCAGGTTGATTTTGTAATCAACGAAAGTAGACATATTTTTGTTGAAGTAATAGGTTGCACCTACATCAACATATTTGACTAAGTCCTGATCGCCCCATACTCCAAGATCCTTACCTTTAGATTGCAGGTAAGCAACGGACGGACGCAGACCGAAATCGAACTGATATTGTGCAACAGCTTCGAAGTTTTGGGCTTTATTAGCAACGAAGTGATCAGCAAATACAGTCATATTCTGGGTTTCAGAATAGGTAGTGGCCAGGTAAATGTTGTTAGCGTCATATTTCAGACCTGCGGCCCAAACTTCTGCATTTTTACCGGAAGCAAATACTTCAGGAAGAACTTTCCCTGCATTAACTTGAGTGTCGGTACGATCAGATTTCGCATAAGTTGCACCGATACCGAATCCTTCGTATTCATAGGTAGCAGAGAAACCGAAGCCATCACCGTTACCTTCAGTGTAGTTATCGAAATCGCTACGATCGTTTTTGCCTTGGTACTGAGCAGCAAAGTTCAGACCATCAACCAGACCAAAGAAGTCGTTGTTACGATAGGTTGCAACACCAGTGGTGCGACCAGTCATGAACACATCTGTTTGGGTCCAGGTATCGCCACCGAATTCTGGCAGAACGTCAGTCCACGCACCGATGTCGTATGCTACACCGTAGTTACGGCCGTAATCGATTGAGCCGTAGTCACCGAATTTCAGGCCTGCAAATGCAAGACGGGTTTTGTCTTTGGAGGAACCTTGAGATTCAGCGCGGTTGCCTTTGAATTCATATTCCCACTGACCGAAACCAGTCAGTTGATCGTTGATTTGGGTTTCACCTTTGAAGCCAAGACGGGCATAAGTAGTATCACCATCATCTGCATCATTAGAGGAGAAGTAGTGCTTAGCATTAACTTTCCCGTACAGATCCAGCTTGTTACTGTCTTTATTATAAATTTCAGCTGCCTGAGCAGACATCGCCATCAGTACTGATGCAGCTACAGCAGAAATTGCCACTGTTAATTTTTTCATCGTGAGCCCTTTTTTTTGAACTATTATTAAAAAATGATGTCACTGCGCGATAAATATTCATCTAATCAATGTGATTATTTCAAGATGTAAGTTTTGGTTTCTCGTTTGATTTGTGAAGTAGATCTCTATTTTTATCTGAACTTTTTTCTATCGAATCCTATTCATGGCTCTTGGCTGAATAAAAATAAATCTATTAGCCAATTTATATTAACGGCTGTTATTTAAGTGCTCTGTAATTTGAAGGTTCAATTTAAATCGGCTGAAAATAACACTGGAAATTATTTGTTGGTTATTTGTTGAGATTTGCTTATGTATTTGTAGTGGTGTTTTCAATACTCGGTAGCATTCTCGCAAATATCATTTTGTGGTTTACGTACGTAAAAAATTGGTTATGCTGTTAAGAGTGGTTACTTCGTCACACAGCTTAAACCCGCCGTCGAGCGGGTTTTTCCATTTTTTGAGTCTCGATATTAGCTGATAACCCAATACCTGAGTTATTCACTGACTCCGAGTCTGTTACGTTTCGTAGTATTCCCTCAATTTACACCCGCTTTGTCTGCGAGGTGGGGTTATGAAATCCATGGATAAGTTAACAACGGGTGTCGCCTATGGCACCTCAGCAGGTAGTGCCGGTTACTGGTTTTTACAGCTGCTCGATAAAGTCACGCCCTCACAGTGGGCAGCAATAGGTGTGCTGGGTAGCCTGGTATTTGGCCTGCTGACGTACCTGACAAACCTTTATTTCAAGATTAAAGAAGATAAGCGCAAGGCTGCGAGAGGTGAATAATGCCTCCATCATTACGAAAAGCCGTTGCTGCTGCTATTGGTGGCGGAGCAATTGCTATAGCATCAGTGTTAATCACTGGCCCAAGTGGTAACGATGGTCTGGAAGGTGTCAGCTACATACCATACAAAGATATTGTTGGTGTATGGACTGTATGTCACGGGCATACAGGAAAAGACATCATGCTCGGTAAAACGTATACCAAAGCAGAATGCAAAGCACTCTTGAATAAAGACCTTGCCACTGTCGCCAGACAAATTAACCCGTACATCGAAGTCGATATACCGGAAACAACGCGCGGCGCTCTTTACTCATTCGTTTACAACGTGGGTGCTGGCAATTTCAGAACATCGACGCTTCTTCGCAAAATAAACCAGGGCGATATCAAAGGCGCATGTGATCAGCTACGTCGCTGGACATATGCTGGCGGTAAGCAATGGAAAGGTCTCATGACTCGTCGTGAGATTGAGCGTGAAATCTGTTTGTGGGGGAAACAATTAGCAGAGTAACCGCGAT